AGAAGGGACGAGGTAAGTTTTCATGAGTTAGATCCAAAAAGTTGAGAGGTAGGTTTTAGGGTCGAACGCACAGCCACATCGAGAACGCAATAAGCGCAACCAGGGCAGCTAGTTCAATCTTGGTACCTAGGGTTAGTTTGTACTTGGTCATAAGTCAGCTCCAAAAAGTTGTTTAGTTACAGACACAAACCCAGACGCAAGGTTTACCTATGCAAAATTTGCATAAAGTAGCCCTGGACTAGGCATGAAAAGGGTATAGCGAGACCCTTTCCGTAAGGAAAAGGGGCGAGATATACACATATTTGGCACAGACGGTCATAAACCTGAGAAAACATGCCGAAGTACAACGGACTATCAATCTTTAGGCACAGGTAGGTCGGAGGCACCCCCCGTACTTGGACCAGTGGTGGGGGAGAGGGGGGTATGAGGACTCCAGTACGTACCCTGTTACACGAACGAGCTGCCCTTTTTGAAAAGATCAGGCTTGCCCAAACAAACCAAAGCCTCAGGAAGGGGGTAAATCGGGGCTAGGAGGCGATGAAAAGGGGTTGGGTATACCTACCCCCCATGTGGACCAAAGAAAAGCTTGTAGGGGGTATTAAGGTTCCCGACGATAATTTTTTCACCGTAACCCTGGAGACGCCCATGTTGAACGCCGCAATGGTCCAAGACTTCCTTCGTCAGTTCGAGCCTCTGCGTGAGGTGAACGTTTCGCCCAAGTCGGAGCTGCTACTAGCTCCTCACCTGGTACGCCTGCATGGCGATGTGCTCATCTACGGAGAGCGCCACGGGTTTGAAGCTGATCTCGACTTGCTCGAGTTCGGCGGCCAAGAGGACTTGATGAAGCTGGCTCAGCAACTTCTGAAGACTTTTGCTGCGGCGGGTGAAGTTGTGAAGCGAGAGCGAGCCTAGTAAACCGTGCACGGTAACCAATGGTTACCGTAGTACGGTTACCGTAGTTCTTTTTCTTTTTACTTAGACACACCCTTTAGGGGTGTGTCATGTATAAGGACTATGGTTATACAAGAGATGGTTACCGTAGAACGGTTATACGTACTACGGTTATACGTAGATGATGGTTATACGTAGAACATAGTTATACGTATAAGAATACCGCAAGGAGTGTGCCAGATATTTTGTTGGCGTACTTGCAAACCACCAAATAGCATTGGCGTTGGCTTCTTCGCAGCAAGCCGATACCCCAGCGGTGGGTGGGGCACATAACCTCCGCAGTCAGGGCTGGTTCGTCTCCGAGAGTTGGTTCCTTGACCAGTGACCTGACCGACTGACCCACGTCACGGGTCACTCCTGCCAAATCACCAGTCAAAATCTGCCGGAGCCACACACTTCAATGGGGGCTTACATGGCAGCACGTTTACGCAAGCATCATCAGGAAGAAGTTCGTCACAAGATTCAAGCGAGTCAATTGATCAATCGCTTGACTGATTGCGCCACCGGCAAAGTCACACTGACGACTCAACAGGTGCAGGCAATCAAGATCCTGCTCGACAAGTCTTTGCCCAACCTGTCCGACATGAAGATCGAGACCGGCGGTCAGGGCATCACGTTCAACCTGAACGCGAACCTTCCTAAATGACCACGGCGGCACAAGACTATGTCGATGAGGGGCAAGTCAACTACTTCCCCCCAGGACCAGTTGCTGCCGAGTTTCATAACGACCACTCATTCATTCGCGGCCTCATGGGGCCTGTCGGTTCTGGTAAGTCCTCTGCCTGCTGCTCCGAGATCGTCATGCGAGCCATCAGGCAAAAGCCCTGGTTCGACGGCGTCAGAAGATCCCGTTGGGCCATCATCCGAAACACCTACCCCGAGCTGAAGTCCACCACCATCAAGACGTGGCAGACCTGGTTCCCGCAGAACGTAGCCCCCATTCGGTGGGACACCCCCATCACTAGCTTCATGCGCATCGAGGACATCGGCGACGGTACCGCGATGGAGCTCGAGGTCATCTTCCTGGCGCTGGACTCCGAGATGGATACCGGCAAGCTCAGGTCACTCGAACTCACTGGCGTCTGGATCAACGAAGGCTCAGAGATCCCCAAGGGGGTCTTCGACATGTGTACCCAGCGTGTGGGGCGTTACCCCTCCAAGCTCAAAGGTGGTCCCTCCTGGACCGGCGTCATCATCGACACCAACCCACCCGACGACGATCACTGGTACTACCACTTCGCCACCCAAGACACGCCCAAGAACTGGCGCTTCTTCCAGCAGCCAGGTGGCCTGTACCGCGACGAGAACGGCGAGTACCAGCCCAACCCCGAAGCTGAGAACATCGACAACCTGCCAGGCGGTCACCAGTACTACCTCAACCAGGTGGCGGGTAAGACCGAGGGCTGGGTCAACGTCTTCCTCATGGGCAACTACGGCACCACGGCGGATGGCAAGCCCGTCTACGCCGAGTGGAACGACCGAGTTCACACGAGCGACAAGAGACTCGAGCCCGTGCGTGGCCTACCCCTCATCCTGGGTTGGGACTTTGGCTTGACCCCCGCCTGCATCATCGGGCAGCAGATGCCCAACGGCAGGCTCCAGATCCTCGAGGAGATCATCTCCGAAGACATGGGTATTCGCCAGTTCGCCTCTGACGTGGTGAGACCCATTCTCACCAACCGGTACAACGGCTTTGCCCGCTTCTCTGTCGGCGACCCCGCTGGTGCGATCCGCGCCCAGACCGATGAGCGCACTTGCTTCCAGGAGCTGCTCGAGCTTGGGCTTCACACCGAGCCAGCTCCGACAAACGACTTCATACCCCGGCGAGAATCAGTAGCGTTCTTCTTGACGCGAATGATCGACGGCGGTCCTGGTTTTCTTCTGGACCCTAGCTGCACGACGCTGCGCAAGGGGTTCAATGGTCGCTACCGCTACGAACGCCTCAAGTCATCTGGGCAGGCGCGATACAGAGACCGGCCCGTCAAGGATGGGTTCTCCCACCCTCACGACGCTCTTCAGTATTTGTGCCTGCGGGTACGCAATGGCTTGAGTCCCATCAGAGCTCGCCAGGTCGTACAGGCATCCAGTAAAGGTTGGGTTTGAACATGAACGGTATCGGCGTAGCAGTCACAGCACAAGAGCCTCCAATCGAGATCGACGTTCGCGTCGAGCAGAACAACACCCTTATCGAGGCCTTTGGCACCGAGCTCTCGGCACACGTAGCCGATTGCTGGAACCGAGCCAAGTTCTCCAAGACCGAGCTCACCGAGCGACTCCTGAAGTGCGAGCGCCAACGCCGTGGCGTCTACGATCCGCAGAAGGCTATCGAGATCGCCCAGACCGGCGGCTCCGACATCTTCATGCGCATCACCGACATTAAGTGCCGTGCTGCCTACTCCTGGATTACGGACGTGATGTTGGGCAACGGCAAGCTGCCCTTCGAGCTCTCGCCTGCCAAAGAGCCTGAGCTGCCTCCAGAGATCTCGGCAAGCATCGTTGACCTGGTGCGCCAAGAGATGATCGAGTTTGTGCAGGCCGGCGGTCAGGTTCACCCCGAAGCCTTCCGTGTGCGCATGGAGCAAGTGCAAGACCTGGTCACGGATCGCCTGCGCGAGGAGGCCAAACACAAGGCCCGCCGCATGTCGGACAAGATTGACGACCAGCTCCAACACGGCGGCTTCCCCCGTGCGCTGCGTGAGTTCATTGATGACTTCGTCACCTTCCCCACGGCGATCCTCAAAGGTCCAATCATTCGCCGCACAAAGAAGATGCAGTGGGGTCCGAACTTCCGACCCGTCATCATCACCGACTACTCACGCCAGACCGAGCGTGTATCGCCCCACGACATCTTCCCCTCCCCTAACGCCAGCAACGTCAACGACGGCTTCCTGATCGAGCGTCACCGCTTGACCCGTGCCTCGCTACAGGCCATGCGCGGCACCCCTGGCTACAGCGACAAAGACATCGACCATGTGCTCGACCGCTTCGGCGACCAAGGCTTCCGTCAGTGGCTGATGGGTGACCAAGAGCGTGACCGCCTTGAGGGCAAACCCCATGCTCGCCTGTACACCAAAGAGGTGATCGAGGCTCTCGAGTATTGGGGCAGCGTACAGGGCAAGACCCTCCAGCAGTGGGGCTACAAAGAGAAGGTCGATCCCTACAAAGAGTACGAGTGCAACGTCTGGGTCATTGGCCCATTCGTGATCAAGGCCATCATCAACCCAGATCCATTGGGTCGCCGCCCTTACGAGATTGCTCAGTGGGTGCCAGTGCCCGGCTCCTTCTGGGGCGTGGCTTTGCCCGAGCAGATGCGCGATACCCAGATCCTGTGCAACGCCGCAGCCCGCTCGCTCGCCAACAACATGGGTATTGCCTCCGGCCCCCAGGCTGAAGTCCAGGTGGACCGCCTGCCCGATGGCGAGGACGTGACCGCGATGTACCCCTGGAAGATCTGGCAGACGACCTCCGACCGCACTGGCGGTGGTCAGCCAGCCGTCAGGTTCTTTCAGCCCGACATGAACGCTCAGTCGCTCATGAACGTGTACCAGTACTTCAGCCGTCAGGCCGATGAAGTCACTGGCATCCCCAACTACGTCTATGGCTCGGCTCAGTCTGGCGGCGCAGGTCGCACAGCCTCTGGCTTGTCGATGCTGATGGACAACGCAGCCAAGGGCATCAAGTCGGCGATCTCCTCGCTCGACATTGTGATCGCCTCAGTGGTGGACCGCCTCTACGTCCACAACATGATCTATGACCAGGACAGCTCCTGCAAAGGTGACTTCAAAGTCCTGGCCAAAGGAGCAATGGGTCTGGTTGCGCGAGAGCAGCTCCAGATCCGTCGCAACGAGTTCCTGCAAGCAACCGCGAACCCGATTGATCTCCAGATCGTTGGTCAGAACGGTCGCGCCTATCTGCTGCGTGAGGTTGCCCAGAGCCTCCAGATGGATACCGACAAGTTGGTCCCCACGACGGAGAAGCTCGAGTTCCAACAGGAGCAACTGGCGCAGATGCAAGCAGCAATGGCTCAGCAACAGCAGCTCGCAGCTCCGCAATCCCTAGACCCCGCAGGCAATCCCGCAGGCGGGCAAGACGCAAACTTAATGCAATGAGGTCAATCATGAAGAAGCAAATGGAAACAGTCGCCGCCGAAAAAGTCAAGGCTCATGAAGCCAAGATGCACGGCAAGAAGAAGATGGCAGATGGCGGCATGGTCAAGAAGTACGCCGATGGCGGCATGGTTACCAAGTCTGGCATGTCCGGCTGCGGCAACCGTGGTGCCATGTACGGCAAAGACATGAAGAAGTGAGGTAAATCATGACCGGACGTGTAGCTGACTGGAACCGCCAGTCGATGAAGAAAGACGGCTCGAAGCCTACCCACGGCGTTCGAGATATGGGCAGTTTGTTCCACTCAAAAGCTCCGGTCATGTTGGCCGATGGCGGCAGCGTTGACGAAGCCCAGATGAAACAGCGCGGCTTGGATGCCTCCAACAAGGAGAAGCCCACAGGGTTCTTCCAGCGCTTGCGTGAGGGCAACATCGACGACCCCAACTCGATGGCTTACAAGAAGTACGGCGCAGGCCGTGGTCGCATGGAAGCCGAGCTCGACAAGGCTGAGGCCGAGATGAAAGCCAACCAGGCCAACGCTCGCTCAGGCACCATCGAGAGCCGCCAGGCAGCTCGTGACGACGCTGACTTCGACGCGGTGAGCCGTGACTTCGGTAACGCTCGAGCAGTCGCTGGCGCACCAGCAGCCGTAGAGGTTCGCCCTGTTCGCCCACGCCGAGTGCAGGTCCAGCGTGTAGACGTGACCCCTGCCCCCGCAATGACCAACAGCGTGAGTAACAGCCGTGGCAATCGCTCTGCCGCCTCAGCTCCTGCGGTTGACACCAGCATGAGTCGCGGTAATCGCTCTGCCGGCGCAAACACGCTGCCAGCAAGCGCATCGGTAGCCGCGCCAGTGGCAGCAGCAGCTCGCCCTAGCACTGGCCGTCAGGCTCAGATGGAGCAGGACGAGCGTCGTCGTGCGGAGCGCCGTGAAGCAGGTCGTGCGGCTGATGCAGCGGCTCAAGCCAAGCGAGAGTCTGATCGCCAGGCTTTCAACGCCGCCATGCGTGGAGACGCAGGCCAGGCTCGAATCCGTGAAGCCCGAAAGGAGTACAGCGAAATGACTCCCGCCGAGCGCTCAATGGCTCGTGGTCAACGCCTCAAAGATATGCTAGGCATCCGATAAAAGTACGCATGCTGACAAAACCACCAATTACAGTAATCGCAGCACTGAGCTCTTTAGAGGGCAATGCTGATTTCGAGGAGGTGTGTAAGTGGCTTAATGAATCTCTAAGTGACATACGCACCGCCAACGATTCCACCAAGGATGAAGTTCAGTCTCGGTGGAATCAAGGGGCAAGCCAGGTGTTGGCTGAGTTCTTGCAAAAGAAGCAGTCGGCTCGTGAGACGCTCCGCAAGATGAAGTGAATCCGCCCGTTAGGGCAACGCTTGCCAGTGGCGTTTCACTGGCGACCGAGAACACCGGATCAACCTGCATAGGGAAAACCCTCGAGGCCCCTGAAAGGAAGTGAAGGCTCAAGGAGTTTGAAATTGAACCTACCACGCGCCGTCATTGAGGCGGAAAGAAAGGCAGACGAAGCTCTTCAACGACTAGCAGCGTCCAAGCAGCAGCAACCACAGGCCGAGGGTGAAACTCCCCCGACCGATACTCCGGCTCCCAAGAGTGAGCCAGAGAGCGCAGCTCCGGCACCGGCACCGTCCGAGCCAGCACCACAGAACACCCCTCAGGCCGAGGGAGACGAGAAGTGGGAAGCTAGGTACAAGACCTTGCACGGCAAGTACAACGCCGAAGTCCCGCGATTGCATGCAGCGATCAAAGACCGCGATGCGAGGTTGAATAGCCTGACCGAAGAGGTGGAGGCGTTAAAGGCCCAGATGAAGGCTCCAAAGGAGTCTTTGATCAAGCCCGAGGAAGTGAGTGAGTACGGTGAGCCATTGGTTGATTTGATGCGTCGTGCTGCCCGAGAGGAAGTCGCCGCCAAAGAGATCGAGATCGCTGAACTCAAACGCAAGCTGGATCAAGTCCAGGTTGCCACGGCTGAAACCCGTGAAGTCGGCTTTTATGAGAAGTTGGCTGCTGCGGTTCCAGACTGGATGGCGATCAACGACGATCCCGCATTCCACGATTGGCTTGGTGAGTTCGATGAACTCGCTGGCACACAACGTCAATCACTGCTGTCGGCGGCTGAAGAGAAGCGCGATGCGGATCGCGTTGCCAGATTCTTCAATGCGTTTAAGAAGGTTCAGCAAGATAAGTCGGCAGAAGCTGATGCTTCGCTGGCCTCACAGGTCACCCCTGTTGGCACTCGAGTAGATGCGCCACCAGTGGGTAAAAAGATCTGGACCCGTGCAGAGATTGCGGACTTCTATGCCCGTGATCGCAGGGGTGAGTTCAGCGACGACAAGGCTGCTGCCATTGATCAAGAAATCCAGTTGGCGATCCGCGAACAACGAGTGCGGTAAGCCAGCAAACCGATTGAGGTAAGCAAAATGTCTGTAGCAGCAACCAGTGGTTATTACGTCTCCGGTCAAACGACCGATACCTACGCCGGCGCAAACGGCTTCATCCCCGAGTTGTGGTCGGGTAAGCTCCAGGTCAAGTTCTATAAGAGCACAGTCCTGGGAGAGATCACCAACAACGATTGGGAAGGCGAGATCAAGGGCATGGGCGACAAGATCACCATTCGCTCGATCCCCACTATCACCATCCGCAACTACACCAAGGGTCAGAACCTGACCAATGAAGTGCCACAAAGCACCCCCATCGAGTTGAACATCGACAAGGGTAAGTACTTCAGCGTGGTGTTGGACGACGTTGACGAAGTGCAAGCTGACATCAAGCTGATGGACATCTTCACTAACGACGCCGCTCAGCAGATGAAGATCGCCATCGACGGTGACGTGCTCGGCACAGTCTTCGCCGATGCAGCCGCCGCCAACAAGGGTGCCAACGCTGGCGCTATCTCTGGTGGCTTGAACCTCGGCGCAACTGGCGCTCCTCGTCAGATCACCTCTTCTACCGTTCTCGACCTGTTGCTCGACATGGGCCAGGCTCTGGACGAGCAGAACGTGCCTGAAGATGGTCGCTGGGCTGTCATCCCCGCTTGGATGGCTTCGCTGATCAAGCGCTCCGATCTGAAGCAAGCCTACCTGACCGGCGACAGCGTTACCCCTCTGCGTAACGGCAAGCTCGGCATGGTTGACCGCTTCACTCTGTACGTGAGCAACAACCTGACCAGCGTTAACGACCTTGGCGCTGACGGTCAAGCTGGTGGCACTAACGCCAACGCTGACAGCACCGCCTGGAACATCATGGCTGGTACCCGTGACGCCATCACCTTCGCATCGCAAATCACGAACGTTGAAACGATCCGTGCTCAGAGCACCTTCGGTAACATCGTGCGCGGTCTGAACGTGTACGGCTACCGCGTTGCCAAGCCTGAGGCTTTGGTGGCCGCTTACGTGCGCAAGTAATCAACCACGTCCCGAGAGGGGGAGGGGGTAACTCCCCTCCCTTTTTTTATGCAAAAACTGCTAAGACAAAAGACTTCTGGAACCATCTATGTGTGGACCGCCCTGCTCGCGCAACGCGCTGACATGGAGCCATACGAGCCTGCGCCCAAGCCCGAGGTAGTCGAGCCTCCTGCGCCCGTGCTAGAGCCCGCTCCAGAGGCTGAAATCACCAGTCAAAATCCTGAACAAGCCAGCGCGGACGAAGTGCCTAGCGACGATCTGTCGTTAGCCATGACGGCGTTTCGCAGACAGGTGTCTAAGGTAGGGCGCAAGTCCTCAACCAAGTCTTCGGAACAGGCATGAAAGTCTCTGACTTAATTCAACGCGCCAGGAAGTTGCTCAATGATGAGGATCAGGTCCAGTACCGCTGGGCTGATGCTGAGCTGATCTCCTGGATCAACGACGCTCAACGAGCCGTTGCGACCCTGCGCCCCGATGCTTGCCCAGACACCAAGATCGTCAACCTCGTTGCCGGCACCAAGCAGTCAATCCCCGCAGAGAACTTTCGCTTGCTGGACATCGTCCGCAACGTGGCCTCTGACGGCGTAACGCCTGGTCGCGCAGTAGGCATCATCGAGCGAGAGACTCTCGACCTCTTCGACCCCTACTGGCACAAAGGCAAAGCCAAAGCAGAGGCCCGCCACTTCACCTATGACGAGCGCACCCCCACGGTGTTCTTCGTCTTCCCGCCTGTCAATGCAGGTACCAAGGTAGAAGCAGTCTTCTCCAAGTACCCGGTCAAGGTCGATGACTTGGATGACGACCTCGAACTGCCTGAGACGTACTTCGAGGCCACCCTGAACTATGTGATGTACCGCGCTTACAGCAAGGACACCGAGTTCACCTCCAACCCACAGGTCGCTGGCGCATACCTCGCCGCCTACAACAACCTGATGGGCGTCAAGACTCTCAAGACAAATGCCTTCTCCCCGGTCACGAACCGCAAGGGCGATGTGCCTAACGTGCCTGCTGTGCAGATGGGCGGTGTTGCATGACCCCATACGAGAGCTTCTTCCCCTACATCATGCCCGAGGTGCCTGGTGCGCCTGAGCCTGTTGTGGTGATGGCGATCCGCAACTCGTGCATCGAGTTTTGCGAGCGCAGTCTGATCCTGACTCGAGATCATGACCCGATCACGATGCGAACCAAGATCATCGACTACGACCTCGAGCCACCCATCAAAGAGACCCTGGTCATCAAGATCCAGCAAGTATGGGTCGAGGGCAGCAAGATTTATCCGCTAGCTCCTGACGCGATCAGGGCTGCTGGCATCTACAACAGGCTCTACTCCGAGTACGAGGAGAACCTGTCCACGCCTCAGTTCTACCTCCAGAAAGACGAGCGCACGATCACCGTCTGGCCTGTGCCCGACAAGGTCTACCGCAACGGCCTGACCCTGCGCGTGGCCCTGAAGCCCACCCGTGACTCAGAAAACGTCGATGACGTGCTGCTCGAGGACTACGCCGAAGTGATCGCTGCTGGCGCACTCCAGCGATTGATGTCTTCTGCGGGTAAACCCTATACCAACATTCAGATGGCTGCGGTCAACAAGATGATCTTCGACCGTGGCGTGAACTTGGCGAAGCTGCGTATGAACGCGGGCCATTCACGAGCCAGTCTGACCGTGAAGATGCGGAGGCCCTAAGTGAGCGACAAGATCAAACTGGTTCAAGGTGACACCCGCCCGGCGCTGGTGTGCACGGTGACCGATCAAACGACCGGTGCTGCCGTGAACATCACTGGCGCTACCGTGGTGCTCAAGTTCCGCGCTATGGGTGCCACAACCCTTCAGGCCACCGTTCCTGGCGCTGTGACCAACGGTCCCGCAGGTCAGGTGGTGTTCTACCCCGCCTCAGCTCCTCAGATGCTGCAAGGCGAGTTTGGTGACTACGAGGGTGAGATCGAAGTCACATTCCCCGATGGTCAGATTCAGACGGTCTATGACCTGCTGAAGTTCAAGGTACGCGAGGACTTCTGATGGTTCTTCGCGTCTCCCTCCAGGTCAGCCTCAATCATGTGCTCCTCGCTTCCGAGGTGGCATACATCGAGCTGGCTGCGAGCGTGAGACTCGACACCTCCGGCTTCTTCAGGTTCGTACCCGAGACGGTGGTGACCCAGGACGGCTTGCGCTACAGCTTCAGCAAGGCTCTTGCAGATGCCCAGCCCGTTCCCGACTCGGTCTCGATCCTATCGAACAAGGCCCTGGCCCATTCATTCTCGCTGGCTGACACAACCGTTCGCCAGTTCGGCAAAAGCCTTCAGGATGCGCCAACAGTTGGCGACCTGCTCGCACAGGCGGTCTCCAAGGTTTTGCCGCCTGACACGTATCACGTCTCAGACCTGGTGTCTCTCGAGCCGCAGAAGGGCCTGGCATCGTCTGTCAGCCTGCCAAGCGACTTCACCACCCGCATGACCTTCAAGGTTCTGGGCGACTCGGTGACCATGCTCGATGAGTTCGAGCGCCTACTGCTGACGATCCGCAACCGCGACGACGATCAGCCGGTCACAGACCAAACCATCATTACTGCCATCAAGCCGTTTGTGGACAGCTTTGAGGTAAGTGAAGACCAAACCATCACGGTCACCAAGGTGTTCGCTGATGGTTTCGCAATGAACGATAGCGCCGATGCTGGTGACGGCTCGACCTACTCGTTCTCCAAAGGTGTATCCAACGTGGCTTTCGTTGGGGACGCTGCCGCCAAAAGCTTCAGCACTTCGTTTGCTGACTCGTTTGGCTCGGCGGATTCAGGGCTGGTGTCGGCGCAAAACTATGCCGACCCATCCTATTTTGCTGAGGACTACGTGGGCGTCTCCACGACTTTCTAAGGAGTTTTTCAAATGATTCAAGACAACATCAAAGCAACCGGCTCGGTTTGCGTTCAGATCCTGGACAAAGACGGCAACGTCAAAGACCAGCGTGATATCCACAACCTAGTGGTTACCTCCGGCAAGCAGTTCATCGCCGCTCGTATGGTTGGCACCCCAACCGCAATGAGCCACATGGCGATTGGTTCTGGCACGACCGCAGCAGCCAACGGCGACACTACCCTTCAAAGCGAGTTGGGCCGGGTTGCCCTGGGCTCTACCGCAGCCTCTGGCGCAGTCGTGACGTACACGGCTACCTTCCCTGCTGGCACAGGTACCGGTGCAATCACTGAAGCTGGTACGTTCAACGCTAACAGTGCAGGCACGATGCTGTGTCGCACCGTGTTCCCGGTGGTCAACAAGGGCACCGACGACGCGATGGCTATCACTTGGACCATCACAGTAAGCTGATTGGGGCGCTGAATGGCAACGATCATTACCCGCGCTGGCAAGGGGTCTCCGCTGACCAACGCGGAGGTCGATGCCAACTTCACAAACCTAAACTCAGGCAAGCCTGAAAACGACGGTACTGGCGCGACCGGAACCTGGGGTATAAATATCTCAGGTAACGCCGCGACCGTTACCAACGGGGTTTATACCAACGGCAGCTATGCCAACCCGTCGTGGATTACTTCGCTTGCCGAGACAAAGGTGCTGCCTTCCCAGGCAACTCACGCAGGCAAGTTCCTGACGACCAATGGCACCCTAACCTCGTGGGCCAACGTGCCAGCCCCCAACAACGGCACCCTGACTCTCGCAGTCTCCGGCACTGGCTTGTCGGGCTCGGCATCGTTCACGGCTGACCAGGCCGGCAACGCGACATTCACCGTCGCATCCAACGCCACCAACGCCAACACAGCGGGAGCCATTGTTGCGCGTGACGGGTCCGGCAACTTCTCCGCCGGCACGATTTCCGCTGCCCTGAGCGGTAATGCGACAACCGCTACCGCTCTACAGACCGCCCGTACTATCGGCATGACCGGTGATGTGACCTGGACCAGCGCTGCGTTCGACGGTTCTGCAAACGTCACAGGCACAGCCACTTT